GCTCGTGGTACAGGTGACTGGGGCGACGCCGGCCGCGAGCGATTCGGCGGACGAGTACCACGTCTACTTCTCAACGCCGCAGACGGGCTGCGCCGATGCGCCAAGCCTTATCGGTGCGGCGCACGATCATACCCAAATCGGGTACGCGTGTACCCATTCTGATCCTGACGCGAACGTCCTGTTCGCGGATCCGCGCCTGCTCTTCACGCTCGTCTTCTGTGGCGACGGGAATAGCGAGGCGCTGTTCCAAGATGGTCGGCGGCTAATCGCGCGCTGGCGCGGAGCGGCGCCTTGACGGCGGCTGCTTCGTACTACCTGCCCGACTACGCGTCCCGGCTCGTTGCCTCGCAAGGCGACACCTGGCTGTCTTACCGGCATCCCGAGTGGAAGAAGAACTGGATCAAGTGGCGCTATGCCCGTGACGTGTATACGGGCGAAGTGCTCGATCCGGAGAACCTCGGCAGCTACCTGATTCGGAAGGGGACGGGCGAATCGCTCCCGGCCTACTACGAGCGGCAGGGGCTGGCCGATTTTACCTCACACTTCGGGCTCTGCGCGGACGCGCTCGCCGGCATGCTGTTTCACGTCGAGGATGATGCGACGCGCGTCTTCGGCGACCTCGGCAAGCCGGACGATCCCGCCTCGATCATCGGGAAACTGTATCGGGACGCGGACGGTGCGAATACGGGCTACCCCACGCTCTGGAAGCAGCTGGGCATCGAGTTCGTCATCACGCATTGCCACTGGGTGCTGATGGCGTCGGTCAACAACGCGGCTCGCATCACCTTGCTCGAGCCGGAGCGTGTGGTCGACTGGGTTGAGGATGAGAAGGGCCTAGCGATGGTGAAGGTGTGCGAGCAGATCGACCGGCGCACGAGCCTTGAGGCCGACCCCGATTCGGTGGAGCAGTACGTCGTCTTCTCCCGCGAGGGGTGGCAGCGGTATCGGGAGACCAAGGCCGAAGGCGCCGCCAAGGCGACGGTCACGAAGGTGGGCGGTTTCACGCCGTACAAGTTCGTGGACGCGGCGGGCCAGGTGCAACTGCCGATCTTCCGGGTGCGGCTCCCGCTGCGCCGGAACGTCGGCTACCCGCTGGCGAAGAAGAACGTCGCGATCTTCAACAAGGAGTCGGAGCGCGATCATCTGTTGCGTTCCGCCAACTTCCCGAAGATGATCGTCCCAGCGCTGGATGACGGGTTCGCCGCCGTCAAGAAGCTGGTGGAGGCGGGCAGTTTCCTCCTGCAGGACGATCCGAACTCGACCAAGACGATCGCGTTCGCGGCGCCGCCGACCGCCTCGGTTGAGATTGCGACAAAGGTTCTCGATCAGAAGGTCGAGCAGTTCTACAAGACCTTCTTCCGCGAGTATTCGGACACGGCGCAGGAAAAGACCGCGACCGAGGTGCGCCAGGACGTGGCGTCCGGCGTGGGTGCCTTCTTGCAGATGCTAAAGGCGGGCCTCGACGACGCCGAGAACGAGACGCTGTGGCGGCTCGAGCAGGCCGTGTTCCCGAACGACAGCAGCAAGTGGTTCAAGGCCCGTGTCGAGCGGGATGACAACTTCCAACCGCTGAACGTTGACGAGGAGATCGAGCGGCTCCGGACGCGTTACCTCGGCCAGACGAAGCGGGTGCCGGTGGGGCGTAAGGGAATGCTTGAGGTGCTGCGCCAGATCGCCGCGTGGGACGGGATTCCGTTCGATGCGGAGTCGGCCGGTGCCGCGATCGATCAGTTCGAGCTCATGGAATCATCGGACCTGCTGGACAAGTCATTGCCTGTGCCCGATGCGGCGAAGGCGGCCCTCGCGATTCGGTGGCTCAAGCGGCTTGGCATCGTGACGGCGGAGAACGAGGAGGAGTTGACCGCCGCGGCGGAGAAGCTGGCCGGTGAGGACGCGCAGATGCGCGGGCTTCTGGCGCAGCCGGTAGGGCCGCCGCCAGCCGAGCCTAACGATCCACCGGCGGCGCCGCCGAAGAAGAAGCAGCTGCGACTGACAAAAGATCCGAAGACAGGCGAGAAGATCGTGGTGCAGGAATAATGGCGACCTACGGCCCGGACGTTCGTAACGCGGTGGCTGCGGCGATTGCCGCGATGCTCAGTAGCTGTCGGCTTTTCCTGCTGTCGGAGACCGGCCGAACGCTTGCAGCGGTTCCGATGCCGGCGATCGCGAGTCCTATCCCCGGCGTGTTGGAGGTAGGTCCGTTTCCGCGCGAGACCGTGCTCGCTTCTGGCGAGCCGACGCGGTACGAGGTTCGGCAGGCGTCGGGTCTCGTCTTGCTGTCCGGTGCTGGGTCCGAATTGCGCGTCAATCCGCCCGTGCTGGTTGAGGGCGGGCTTGTCTATATCGATGGTTTCACACTCACGGTCTGAAAAGGAAAAGCAATGAGCAAGGGCAACACGTATGAGGATGATATCCTCAAGCTGATTTTCAACGCGACGGCGATCGCGGACCTGGCGATGGACGACAGCACGTCTCCCGCAACGACGCTGACCGTCGCGCTGCACACGGCGGACCCCGGTGAAGCGGGGACGCAGGCCACCAGCGAGACGGCGTACACGGGCTACGCGCGCGTCGCCGTCGCACGCACCACAGGTGGTTGGACCGTCGCGAGCGGTTCTGTATCCCCGGTCGCCAACATCGACTTCGGGGAATGCACGGCTGCGGCTGGCGGTGCGATCACGCACTTCAGCGTCGGGACCGGCGTGGCCAGCAAGCTGCTCTACTCGGGCACCGTGACGCCGAACATCACGATGGCGGTCGGCGTGATTCCGCGGCTCAAGACGACGTCTACAATCACAGAAGACTAACTCGTTACGTCGGGTGGAGAAACGCGGGGCGTGATGCTACGGACCAATGCCCCGCTTCTTTTGCGCAACGTTTTTGGAGTTAGATGAGTAAATGACCGCGATTGCCAACGCCTTCGCCGAGCAGACGACCAACCAGAGCACGACCTCCACCACCTACGGGGCCGTCTCGGGCGCGCAGCTCGCCAGCTCCAACTTCGTCGCGGGCCAGAAGTACCTGATCCTCGTTGGCGCGCAGACCAGTCGTTCCCTATCCAGCGGGAACGGCGGCCTGCGCGTGGCGCACGGCGGTACGGCGTTCGCCGAACTGGAGTGGGTCTACCAGCCCAACCTCGCCAATACCCGGCTCTCATATTTCGCCTTCGTGGTGTGGACGGCCGTCTCGGGTGAGGCCATCGACCTGCAGATGAAGGCGACCACCGGCACGACGAACGCCGACCAGATCGTGCTGTGGTCTGTGCGCCTCGACGCCGACCTCACCGAAGGAACGGACTGGCACTCGAACGTAAACACAACCTCCAACGCACTTGGCACCGCGTTCGAGAACGGCGCGTCCGTCACGTTTACGCCGGCGAATGCCAACGACATCTGGCTGTTGCTCCACGAACATCAGGCAACGGCGAACCTGGCCACGTCGCAGGGCGAATCGCGCGCCGATCTGAGCGGAGGCACGACGGCGAACTGGGGGCTCGTCAGCGAGGAGGGCGAGGATACGGCGGTGGATATTCACTTCCACGCCTTCCTGCGCGCGATCTCGCTCCCCGCCAGTTCACACACCTTCCGGGTACAGGGCCGGAGCGAGTCGGCCGATGTGTTCACGCATCTGCGGTCGGCGGTGTTCGCGCTGAATCTGTCGAAGTTCAAGGATGTATCACAGGTCTTTACCGCTACCGCCGTCGGGTACAGCACCACGTCGTGGGCGAGCGCGGTTCAGACGCTCGCGCACACCAAGACGGTGGATGGGAACGTCCTGATCCTGGCCGCGAACGTGGACGATCTGGCGGCGACGACCACCACGGCCACGCATCGGCTCCAGGTGGACAACGTCGACCAGCCGGGCACGCAGACCGCGGACATCTACCCCACGTCGCCGACGGACAACGACTCGACGGATCAGGGCGCCTGGCACCTCTTCACGCGGGAGAGCCTCACCGCCAACATCACCATCGACCACGACGGGCACTCGAACGTCGCCACGACGCCCACCTACAGCGACCGGGCGCTGGTCTGCTTCTCGATGGAGCTGGCGGCTGCGGGCGGCATTACTGAGGCGGACGGCAATGCGTCGGGCGCTGCGACCGTCGCCAGCGTGGCCGCCGCGATCTGGAATGTAGTGACGGCGGCGGCTGGCATAGCCGCCTCGGCCGTGGTGGGGGCGGCACTCTGGTTGTCCGTGGCGAGCGGGGCGGGGGTGGGGACGCCCGCAGCTACCGGTGCCACTGTCCTTCAGACGGTTGGCTCCGCAACCGCAGTTGCCACCCCCGAAGCTCTCGCCGCCACGGTGTGGGCGACGGTCTTTCAGAGTGCCGGCGCCGCCACTGGAACAGCCGAAGGTGCGGATGGGGCCTTTGGTGGCCAAGGCACCGCGACCGGCGTCGCGACGGCTACGGGCAGTAGCGCCGCCACGGCGGGGGTAGAGGCGAACGCCGCTGGCGCGGCAACAGTCCTTGCGTCTGCCGCGACGGTCTCGCTGTCAGCGGGGGCCTCGGTCGGGACGGCGGCCGTGCAAGCGGATGGGGTTGATGCCGCCGCAGGGTCTACCGCGCAGGCTTTCGGCAGTGCGGCGGTGTCTGGCGTTAGTGGCACCACGGCTGGGTCGGTAGCGAGCGCGTCGGGGGTCGCGACCGTTG